GCAATTCACCCGGTGATAATTCAAGCAGTTACCCACCTGAACGCCTGTGTGCGGTCTATGCCGCCCAAGCAGTTTTATTGATTTTATCTAAAACAAGAGGGAGGTCTTTAGATGTCAACTGCCACTGTGCCATGATACCTATTAAGCTTTCAGTAGCATTTTTAGCATCAAGTTCAGCAGTATTTAGAGCGAGAAGGGAGGTTTTTGTATTTTCAAGACTGTCCCGGACATTGTATCCTGCCTGCGCCCACCTTAGCGCAATATCCTGTACGGTAGCAAAAGTCTGGCCATAATCGATGCCAAGCTGCAGGAGTTCATCCCTGTAGTTCTTAAAAACGAAGGTTTCATCCTCCATGACACGGGCTATTTCGGTTACGCCCATCTCGACTTCAGATATGGTTTGGACAGTTTCGGAAGCAGCACGGAGAGTGCCATAGAAGAGGGTACCTGTTAGGAACCAAGATGTTCTTCTGGAAAATTCCGAGCCGAGAATATTATATTGCTTTGCAACATCCTGCACGGTTTTTACATGTTCTTTTCCTGCCGCAGTAGCTTTGGTAAAAGATTGCGGGATAGTATCAGAAAGAACCTTCAATGGCTGCCCGAATTGGTCGAGAATCATTTTGCTGCCGCCAAGCTGCCCAAGTTGGGAAGAAAAGACGTTGTTGATGTCTCTTGCACCCTTCAGAGCATTAGCTTTGAGTTCGAAAAGTTGTTTATTAAGGCTTGCTATTTTTGCTTCAAAGGCTTTTGTAGCTCGTTCTGCAGGACCATAATCAAGCCCCAAGGTTTCCATAATTTTTACCATGCTGTCGTCGTTCATATTATCACCACCTTTTTTCTCCCAAATAAAAAACACCCTGAAGGGTGTCCAAATATCAAGTTTAGACAAAATCAATAAATTGACTTAACCGTTTCTTCACATATTCAGTTGTAAGAGGTTCGTCATATCGAAATCGAAGTAATTTTAACCCATTAGCTGGTATTAACTCATCTTTTATCCTATCTCGTCTTTTAACATCTTCTAATGGTTCTTTCTTCCCCTTTCTCCAATTAATTTCTTGGAAATGCCCTTCACCATCAAATTCAACACAAAGTTTGTATTGCGGATAAAACAAATCAATCCTGAGAGAGCCAGCCCTTGTTTTGCCGTTATCATAATGCTTGAGCCAAGGGAATGTTTTCTGCGTTACAAAATCCGGATAACCCAATACTTTATTAAAAACGTCAATACAGGTATATTCCCATGCAAAAGGATAGGTTGTATTGCCAAAAAGCTTCTGTTGCCAATAACGTAATCCTCCACGACGAGTATATAATGCCCAATGCAAAGCATTTTCATTTTGGACCATTTCTTCCTTTAAATCGGTTAATGTTGGTATTCTGCCAATGCGTTCTTTTAATGAGATAAGATATTGCTTCATCTCATCATCGGTATATCTGGGATTCTTTCGTTTTAAGGCATCGGAACACTCTTTAGAGCATACATTTCTTTCGCCTCTATCTTCGCATGGCCGTATGACAATTTTCTTACCACAAATACTGCATATCTTATCAATCCTGTTTTGGCGGTCAATACCCATACATTCACGACTGCAATATTTAGAGCCATTGCGGTTGACTTCTTTTCCGCACACTATACAATTGCCACGTTGTTTTTTAGATTCTGCATAGCACTCAATACTGCAAAATTTCTTTGCTCGGCAAGGAGATTCTTCGAACTCTTTCCCACATTGAGAGCAAATCCTTTTTTCGTGATTATATAGCCAATGTTCTTTGCCCTTTATAGTGGACATCCATTTAGCCCTATGTTCTGGGCAACAGAACTGATACGGTGTTCTTTTTAGTCTATATGGATGGCGTTCTATTTCTTTGCCGCATAGCTCACATTTTACTTTAATTAAAGATTTCATACTTATTCATCATCACCTTCCAAGTCATGAAATCAATATAACCGTTATAACTATTATAACATTGTGCTCAAATACTTGTCAATATTGGTTATAAGAGTTATAATGATAATGAAAGGTGGTGATTACATGGCATCTCAAAAACCATTCCTTAGCTTCGTTATAGAAGAAGAGCTGCTTAAAACGATTGATGATTTTCAATTTGAAAATAGGTTCAAAACAAGAGCAGCAGCAATTAAGTGGTTGCTACGATGGGCATTGAGTCAAAACCCAAAAGTACAATAGTAAATTTACCACCACACTTTTGAAGCCGTTATATGCCATTAAACATATTTGCAAAGTTTATAAATTCAGATAGTTTCGGAGGTTTGTCAGAGGGAGTGGGGGGAGGAGGCGTATCCAGCGCCCCGCCAAACAAACCAGGGATACCGATTGATATTGGTATATGTTTACCAATCCTTACGCGTATTGCACTTATCTGAGGTATTGTCATATTGGGAATGTCAAAAGGGCCGATAGCCGTATGACAGAGAATGTCAGTATATATTTCTGCCCAATCTGGGGGAGGAGGTTTTTCAGAAGAGGCCCCGCCTTCATTAGGAGGGGCCACAACTATCCCGACAAGTCACACAGCTTTTTCAAAAAGTTTTTAAGGTCAACGATGTTCCAATCATCATCCATGGCTTTTTTCAATGTCATTGCTTCGCCGTTTGAGTCAAAGCAATATCCAGATAGCCACTTTTCGAGTTTCATCTTGACATCCTTATTTGAAAGGTTGAATATCTGTGCTCCAAGGCTCAAATTGTCTTTCATGAATTCATCGACATGTTTCAATGCCATGGGCTTGATAACATACTTCTTATTGCCGACAACAAAGTCATTGTCGCCAAGAATCCCCAACATTGTTGAGAGGTCAACAGGTTTCTTTGCCTCCTGATTGCTCATGATTAATTACCTCTTTTCTTTAAGACTTTTTCGCAAATCTAAAGTCTACAGCTTTCTTGTTGCCTCTTGGTTTCAACACCTGAAGAGTGATTGTCTGAGGCTGTGGATTCCTGCTCATAGGCGGTGGATTAATTGTCCCAGAAGACTTGCATCTGTCAATGATTATAGCAGCATCGTAGAATTCGCTTTCATCCTCGCCAGTAGCCTCTCCGGATATTACACACTCCATAGCAGGTCTTGAACCAGACTTAGGAAGCCCAAAGCTCTTGACAACAGCTGCGGTGTAGTCAAATGTGATAAATACAGATTTTCCAGCATCGGCGCTATTGAATGAAGCAACCGCTGCACTTACAGAATACTGCCCCTGCGTAGGAGCACTCTCAGTCTTAGCCCATGCAGATGTATCGGTATCAACAAGGATTATGGGTCTGCTTGTGTCCGGCTCCTGAGGAAGAGTCACTGTAAACGGAGAAGCCTCAGGTATGGTTATTTCGTGGTCGATTATAGGAAATGGTTCGGCTGACAAATCCTCTACTTTTACACCCATTAAGAAGGCATACAGTTCAATTGGCATAAAAGACAGATTGACTGCAATAGAGCCTTCCTTGCCTACATCAGGCTGTGCGGCAGGCCAATCACTGTTTCCATCCGGCAAAGATGTAGTATTGAAAGTTACACTTGGCGTTATTGATTCAACAGCACCATTCCTGAAATATGAATTTTCAGCACTTCTTGTAGGTACGCCGTTCACATACTTTGTAAGCATGAGTTTTCCGGCTTTTTGGAAGAAAATAGGCTGCATAGTTTCAACTCCTTTCGAGTTTTATATTTTTCTGTTGAATGTGAATCTGCTTCCACAACAAAAGAATCCTGGCATAGTAGTGATGTCGCCAAGCTGGCCTTCAATACGGAGATATCGATTGTTCACCTTTTGTTTGTGTAGCAGTTTATATATTTGTTCTTGGACCTGATAGGCAAAGAATCCGTAATTGGCTGGTACATGGCAGTCAAACTCAATTACCTCTGCATTGAAGCTTTCGTTCCGTGTCTGGCGGGATGGGATGAAGTAGAAACATAATCGTCTTTCATTACTTACAAGGTCACTCCATCGGCTTTCACGGATGATTTTTTTGGTTTTCTCAACTTGAGTAGCACCTGTGAGGTTGAGTAGGTTAAGGATTGTTGCATCAGCCATGAGGATATTCTGTATAACTGTCAGATCCTTGGAAGGGTTAAACATAATACCACCTCAATTCAGGGCATAAAAATAACCCCATAGAGGGGTTTGCTACTTAGTTTTATATACCTCGATGAATTTACCAAAGGGAAAGTTCCGGACAACCTCATGAATCTTACTCCGGAATCTGCCATTCTTCATCCACCGCATAGCCGTTTCAATAGCATGAGAGGGGGGCATAGGAGTGACTACCCCAGCTGCTTCAAGGTCATATCCTCCAGCACCTCTGCCGTTAACAGGATTGCCAAATATGTCAATCTGCCCGGGAGCGTTTGGCCTACTGCGGATTTTATTATCCTGACGAGCAGGGTTCCACATAGGGCTTTTTTTATACTCTGCAAGAGCAGGATTGTTCAAATCCATGGCCGAACCGGTCCCAAACTCATCTATTACCGCCCAAGCACCGCCTGATATACTGGCAACTATGACATTGGCAATATCGATTATTTCCTCATCATGTAAGCTTTCAGCACCTTCAGCAGTCAGCATGCCTTGCTTGGCTTCTGCAAGCAATTCCTGCTGTAGTTGCTTCATAGCGCCTAAAAGATTCAAGTAGAGGAAGTCTGCACAGGCTTTAGAATTGAATCTTACCCCATAGGCATCACCATCTCATCTGCTAAATCATTAACTAGCTGCTTAACTTCGTCATCTGTTACGCCACATTTAGCTGCTACAGGAAATATCTTTTTTATTGCATCCTTCTTAAGTTCTTCCATGGCAGAATCAAGTAACGATTTCATTATCATATTGCCCTTCTCCATATAGCCGTCCCTTTTCTTATCCCATCTCTTTTTATACTTCGGGATATTGAAGGGAGGGGAAGAGGTACGGCTTTTCATTGCCATGCAGAGTATGCCACAGAGATAGTACAGCGCAGCATTGGAAAGCAATTTATACTTTTCCTCAGTATCAATTGTTTGTCCGAACATCTGCAGTTTTTCTATAGCTGGAGCAATAAGCTGTTTCATAGCACCGATATTCGCATCTGCATCAATGATTCTGTCGGGTAGAAGAGTCTCGTCAACCGTGAGCATTTTGCGTATCTTCTCATGATAGCCTTCACCGAGATATTCCTTATACATAACATTCGCCTCCAAATAATTTTACGGTCTTAAGTCGACACCCAGTTGCACCCTGTCTACTCCGCGCATTCCAATATCATCAATAGATACCACTTGATAGTTGTCGCCGTTATAGACGATTCTATCAAGTTCAAGTACGCCTATTGACTTAGGAACTTGGAATATGTATCTTGTTTGTTCTAAGAGCCCCGGGTCAAATTGACGCAACTGATATGTGACAATTTCGCCATAGGCATCAACATTAGGAACATCTTCGTTGACATCTTCCCACTTCTTGACAGGGTTATTATTCGCGTCAAGCGTCTCAGTCTCACGTTTATGTTGCAATATAGCATTACATTTAGCCGCAAAGAAGGCATGTTCAGTAGAAGCGTAATCGGTATTGACCGATTGTGTAAGGTACTTATCAGCACCTATTGTCAGTACTTCACCGCTTAGCAGCAAAGCATCAGCTAATATAAGACCTTCCCAATATGCTTCACGAGAGCCTAAGTCCCTGCTTGAACGAGTTGACCGCTTGATTGATACTTTTGAGGTTGCAGCAGGGGTGCGATTTATAGTGCAGGTTTGCCCATGGGCTTTGAGGAACTTTTCAGCGTATGACATATTGCATCACTCACCTGTATAACGGTATTTTGCTATTTTACCATTATCGAATTTTACTGCAATGTACTGTGGCAAGCCAGAACTAGCAAGCCTATCATCAAATGCGCTAAATTCCAATCCGGCAACTTCCGCAGACTTAGGGTGGTTCTGTTCGCATTCAATCGCTTTCTGTTCTGCATCATCGCCCTCGAATCTTGCTTTACACATTTCGCAGAATGACAAGTAGGTAGTTTTAGCCATTATTATCGCCTCCTTCTAATTTTATTGACTTAAGCCGAAATGAAGAAGAATGGAGGGGGGTACTATTTTCCCAATGTACCCATCGCGTTCAACTTCAAATTCGACTTTCTTTTTAGCCCAATCAATTACAAGCTCATGGGTTTCATGAGGGCCCTGTTCCTTTTTGGGCAGTCTTGCCGACATGGAAGGGCAGAGGAGTATACAACATTCACAAACTACAGCAGCCTCAAGGTAGACTTTTTTATCACCATCAAGGCTGGCGTAATCCGGGATTTGCTCAATAATATTTGCCTCTGCCACTGTGATTATGTCGGGCTGTTGAATGGCCTCGTTCGGGACATAGGCCGGGTCAACTCCAAGATGGTCTTGTATGCGTTTTTCCCAGCCTTCGTCCTTAAGTATCCTATTAGCCATAGGGGAGCACCCCCTTATTACTCAAGTGTCATTATAGCAGATGATCTCTTGAGTATCTTTCTGAAGCCACTGTTTTCGGAAACAGTCATCAGTTCGGTCTGGTTCTTTATGAACTTGTCGACTTCATTGATTGTAGAACCGACTTCAACTATTTCTTCTATAGCAGATTCTCTGTTCAAGCCATACAGTGCATGCTTGCCGCCGATTTTCTCGACATGAGGGCTGTAAAGCAGGGTTACATTAGTGACAAGGTTTTGCGGAAGCTCAACGGCAACACTCAATCCTTTTGCAAGAAGTTCATCCATTTTGGCCGCGGTGCTGGATGCAGGATACAGGACTTCGAGTATCTGAATAAGCCCATCCTCATCAGATACAACAGTGTTGCAATTGCGAGGATAGAACTTAAGCAGGAATTTAAGCCATGCAGTTCTTGTCAGTGCGGCAGAGAAGGAGGAATCAAGGTCTTTTGCCTTGTAGGAAGTTGCTGCGTTGTTGTTTCCGTCGCCATCTTTTATGATAGTCAGGATTTCAGCTATCTTGTTATCAGCGGCCTGAACGCCGATTTCCTGAAGGTGAATATTGAATACTTCAAGGCTCATTCTTCTTAGGGCCTCATATGAAGCTTCAATTGCACGTCCATATTTGAAGATATTTATAGCAGTTTCGCCGAGCTTCATTTTTGCAACAGGGAGGTCTGCGGCCTCAGTTACCCTTCTCATCTGAGCTGCCTTCTTGTTGTTTGCATCGTCAAGGTCAAGATAACCAGCCTTGTAAACATTGCTGTCAATCATTGTTCTAGCAGCTACCAAATACTTAAAGACAGGATACTCAACCATTGCCTGAACAAGCGTTCTTGCAACATATTCAGGGAACAGTATCTTGTTTGAATCGGTGCGATAGAAAGCCTCAACTTTTGAAGAAAATATATTCTTCTCGGGTATGTTCCTTGTCAGTATACCGGCTTCTTTCATGAGTCTTTCAAAAGCATCAAGATTTGAGCCTTCGGTTGTAGGATCTAAGCTTTCCAGAAACATGGAAAGTGTCATATTCTGTTCATGTGCCTGTCTGTACATGTTGCTATTTAATGTTGCTAATGTGATTCTATCAGCCATCTATTTCATCTCCTTCCAAATTAACCTATAAAGACCGTAACAGTATTCGCGTCTGCAGTATCGTCAACCTCAACAGCATAAGCGGGGCTTACAGGGCTTGCAACTTCGCTTACAGCACCGGAACCGTTTACTGCCAGATGCTCGTTTGCAGTAGGAAGCGCACCGGATACACCAGGAACGCCTTCTCTGAATCCTGCATACTGTACTGTCATGTAGTGATCTGACTCGTATTTGTCGATTATCCCTCTTATGGGATCACCAGCATTGCCGAATCCGTAGAGTCCGTCACCTTCGCAGGTAACTGCTTTATTTTCGACATAAGCAACACCTGAAGCAAGCGCAACTGCACTTACTGAGCCTGCGGCCTGAACGGTTACATATTTAGCGCCTATGCCTTCAAAACTAATTCCACCTCTTGACATGTGTTTTCACTTCCTTTCATATAATTGGGCATAAAAATAACCGCCATTTAGCGGTCTGTTTTGGTTACTTATTTACTTACCGACTTTGTAAGCTTCGTCAGGGGCATTGTTTACCTGCTTTTGCACGCCTGCACCGGCATCTGTTTTTCTGCCTGCAGGTATGCCAGCCTTCGTCTGAGCTTCCCAGGTAGCAGTTATATCAAGTATGTCTTTGCTTGACATTGCGGAGAGTGTCTTTTCCCAAGTCTCCTTCTTGAACTCATTGCCCATAGCCCTGACACCCATTGCAAGAGCTTCGTCAGTTATCTTCTTAAGATAATCCTGACCTTCCTTTGCGAGGGAGAGAACTTCGTCAGCAGCGAGATCCTTGCCGAGCTTTTCTTTGACCTGCTCTGCAGTCATAAACAAACCTTCCTGAGGTTCGGTATGAGCAAGAGGAGCAGCAGAATCTTTGATTGTCTGAATATGTGCATCATATTTCTCAGCTAACTGATTAAGCAGTTCCTCAGGTTTGCTTTCGCCTTCTTTATAGGTTATCCCAAGAGTCTCAAGCAACTTTGTCAACTTTTCATTCATTGGTTTTTCACCGCCTTTCAAAGATAATGTTTTTACTATATTTTCAAGTTTTGTTGCTGTTTCAGGAGGGAGAACAAATCCCTCTGAAATCTTAGCAACACTCTCACTATCTACAGTCCCGCCAGTATATACTTTTTTGCGATCTGATTTTTTCACCATGGTCACAATATCGCCATTGTGATAATAACCATGGAATAGAGTGTTTTCAGGCAATTCTTCTTTTTCCTGAACCACCATAAACTTACCTGTCGGAAGTTCTATGATATCGCCATGCTTTGACTGTGCTACTACAGCACCTGGATAAGCTCCATCCCAAACAATAGATTCTTCGTATAAAGCATTGTTATTGTAGGGAATTATCACCGAAGGGGGCATGGCAGTTACTGTACATACTTCTTTTGTTCCGTCTGCGAGTTCGTATGTATTGCCTCTCCAATGGCTGCAATCTCTACTGTAATAGTTCATCCCGCATATCGAACATACCATTATGTCAGTTCCCCAGCCTATTGAGGTGTCTGATAAAACACCAGTCTCTATTTTTTTAATAAGGCCGTTTGCCGATATGCCATCAATAACCTCATCATCCCTGACAATATATTTAGTCAGATAGAGCTCTACTGTTTCATTTTTTTCACCGCCAGACTGCACATAGCCTTCGAACACTTTTCCATAAGGAACACCCTTCGAGTTCCATTGGCTCCAACTATGGTTATACATGAAAGATACACCTTTCCTTGCGTCGTCTGCCATTACTTGAAGTATCTCTTTACTTAATCGCATATATCTTCCAGGTATCATTAAATCGCCAGCTGCCTTGCCCGAAAACGCAAATACTTCTTCAGCAGTCAAAGTCCTCTTTGCGAGCTTATTTATCTTAGCAAGCTGCTCATCGGTAGGTACTCCAAATTTACTCATTCTCTTTTCTCACCTTCTTTCCGAGCTGTTTCTAATGACTTAAACGGCATAAACTCGCTGCCGTCGTCGCATCTTATGCACTTCATGTAAAGTTTCC